TTATATTTAATTATTTTTTGCCATTTTTCTTATATTTAATTATTTTTTGCCATTTTTCTTATATTTAATTATTTTTTTCATTATATATATATAATGAAAAAAAACAAAACAATAATAAAATCACCAAAATTAGAACCTTATATATTTAATAATATGTTTTCTGATTATATTTTAAAAAATAAAAAATTAGAAATAAAATTAAATTTTAATGAATTAGGTAGTATATTTTATAATAGTATAGAAGCACAATATTATAATAATTTAAGTAATAGTTTAATATTAAATAATACAAATCCAGAAGAAAACTTAATATTATATATGAACTTTAAATCTCATAATATTCTTGATAATACAAAAAGAGAAAAATTATATTCAATAATAGATAAATATAATCCTAATATAATTTGTTTATCAGAAGCTTTATTACCAATAAGTATACATAATAACAAATTAAAAGATAAAAAAATAAAATTAGTTAATATAAATAATATAGAAGATGATACAATAATATCTGCTTATAAAGGGGCACCTAAATTTGTTGAAAAAAAGAAAAATTCAGGAGCAAAATTAAAAGAAAAAAATATATGGAAATCATTTTTTATTGAAAAAGGTTATAAATACATACTGTTTTCAAATCCTACTGAATGTCCTTGGGGAACTAACTGGGGTAATTGTATTATTACAAAATTCAAACCAGATATGTTTGATGTATTACAACTGGGTTCTTATGGTAAAACCGCGTTTGATGTTCCTGAATCAAGAAGTATGGTAATTATTAAAATAAATAATGAATATATTTGTACTACCCATTTAGATAATAATAATGAAAAAAGTAGAATAGGACAAACAAAAGAAATTATTAAATATATAAAAAATTTAAAATTAAAAAAAAATGAATATATTACATTAGTAGGTGATTTAAATGCTATTAATAAAAATACATATTCTAAAGAAGAATTAAATATATTAAAAGAAATAAATATTAATAAAGAAGATGTTCCAGTAGATGCAGTAAATTTATTAGATAAGAGTAAATTACTAGGACCTAAGCCTATAAATACAGGTCAAAAATATGAATCATTATATCAAAAATGTGTTACTCATGTATATAGTACAAAATATAAAAATAATGTAATGATATTAACAGATGCTACTGATTTAGATCATCAACCTATTTTTATATGGTAATATATATAACATTATATAGTTATACTAATTTGATTATATATTAATCTATTAAAATCATCTGGGCGACCTCTTGGATTGCATATAAATTGAATATTATTTATTTTTTTATTATATGTTTGATGAGTATGTCCGAAAATCCAATGTGTTATTTTATTATATTTAAATAATTTATCTAATTTAGTATTAACATGAGTTCCTGTATCTAAATTAGAAAGTTGATTACATAACTTAATATTAGGTAATGTGTGAGTAACTATAATTATATTATTAATATTAGTATCTTGATTTAATTTTTCTATATTATAATTTAAATATTCATATTCTTTATTTGCTCTTAAAGTAACATTATTTATAAACTCTTTACTATCATCAATAGTAAAATGATTAATCCAATTGTTAAAATAATCATAATTTTCTTTTATTGTTTTATGTTTTGAATTATCATAATCCCACCATCCACAACATCCAATAAATGCTGTATTATTTATAATATATGGAGTATTAGATAAATAATGAATATTTTGATTATTAATTAATGTTTGAATATATTTAGTATCATATAATGAAGGATATTTATTAATATGTTCATGATTACCATCAACAAATAATATTTTTTTGTAATGTTTAGATATAGTATTTAAAAAATTCAGTGTATCATCTATATTATCCGATATATCACCAGCTATAATTAAGTAATCATTATTTATATTATTAAATTCAAAAGGTTTATTACTAATAGTCCCACTAGGATATGGAATATTATAATCAGTAGACCAATGGTCTATATGTAAATCACTAACAATATCAAAACTATAATTAATTTTTTTATTGCGAAATAGAGAGTATTTTATATTATATTTTAATATATTATTTAAAATTATATATACAGGGGATAAATGGTTAATTAAAATATATGAATATATTTGTTGTTTTATATTATTATTATTGAATAATTTAATAGTATTATTTAATAATTCAGTAAAGTTATTATCTAATATATTTTGTTTTAAATATTTATAATCTATAAAATCAAAGATTTCATAATTACTTTTATTACCTAGTATTTTACATTTTTTCATACACAAACTGTATAATATATAATATAAAAAATTTTAACATAAAAAAATGTATATAAATATAGTATTAAATACTATTTATATACTGCCATCCTAAATCATTACAAATTTCCTTCCATATTTTATCTTGTTGATATAATTTTTCTCTACTTTTTAATAAAGGGAAATAAACAAGATATTCATCGATACCTAATAATTGAATAAACTTATGGATAACATATGAATATGATAAAAAATTTTTTCTATGCTTAGGACAATGTTTTTGAAAAGGGTTTTGTATTTCTTTAAACATATATCGTAATTTTTCTTCTAAATGTTTAGATATATTAGGAGGTGGTTTTCCGTTAATTTTATTAATAATATATGGAATGTGTTCGTAGAATTTATTTAATTTAATTTTTTTTAATATTTCTCTAATTTTATTATTTGATATATTAGCAACATTAAAAATTCTTTCTTTTTTAAGTTCAACCATAATTTTTTCAATAATATCATTGGGAATATCAGTACTTTCTTTAGCTTGAAATTGAGACAACCATTCATTAAAATGATTAATTCTTTTGTATGCGAAATAATTAGATTCATATGAAGGTTCTTTATAATTAGGTTTATCCGAATCTATTAATATAAATTCTTGTTCGCCACAAGCAACACAAATACTTATACCTTCAATATAATTTATAATAACTTCACCATTACATTTAGAACAAATATTTTCTTTAACAAAATTAACGTTTTTTTGATGATAATTAGTATCAATAATATTTAAATAATCATCTAATAATTTACCTTTTTTTGATAGAATATTATCAGTAGTATTAGTTTGTTTTTTATTAAAGAAAGAAATTAAATCATTATTAGTAGTTTTATTTTTTGTATTTTTTTTTGTATTATTATTTGTTTCTAAATCATCATTGTCATAATATTCAAATAATATGTCTCCTACATTTAATAAATATTCATGTTCTTCATGATTATTTTCAATATAATCAATATTATTTTTAATATCAGTTAATTGATCGTTAATATTAATTTTTTTTTCAATATCTGCGTCAGTAGGTTTTTTTTTTTTACATAAAGTATTATAAGTTTTATTTAAATCAGAATATTTTTTTTTTAAATCTCCTAGTTTTTTTTTCTTATTATTAATACTCTCGATTTTTTTTGAGTGGACATAGTCTAATGTATTATTATTAACTTTGCCTTTGCGTTGCTTTGTTTTTAAATTAAATGTAGTGTTCATATAGAAATATAAATATATATAAGACTAATTATTTTATATACTAAAATTTAGAATTAATATAAATAAATATTAAAATTAATAATCAAAAACTTTATTTTATTAAATAAATAACTTAATAAACAATATAAAAATATTAATATATAAAATGTATATGATGAATAAAGTAAATGATGATATTTTTTTTCATATAGTAAATTATCTTGATATAGATGATATTTATAATTTAAGATTAAGTTATAGTAATCAAATCTGGTATTGGACTATGATAGTCCTTCTTCACGAACGAAACTATTTAGACAAATTATATGATAATTGAGATAGTGATAATGAAAGTGATGATAATTAATTTAAGACATAAAAGTATATTATAATAAACATAATTAATATTAGAAATACTATTATTTTATAATATTTATTATAATTTTGCTCTAAGAATTCTTCGTTTTCTAATGTATTATTATTATTAAATGTTTCTAATTCTATCGATGTTAATTTATTATCTTTATAATTAAAATTATTTGCGAAATATTCATTTTTACAAATAAATATATTTTTTAAACCTATATTTGTAAATTGACGAAGATTTTTATTTGCTTTTTCAAGTGTTTCATAATATCCTCTTATCTTTATATGTGTAGAATTTATTGTAATAATAATATAATTCATTTAATAAAATAATACTAATTATTATCAATTTAAAAAATTTATTTGATCATAATTGTTATATTCTTAAATAAATAACTTAATAATAATATAATATTATATTTTACTCTTAATATATATATTCAAATATATAAAATTATATTTTTATTTTATATATTATTATTATATAATGGGGGGAAGCTTAATGCAACTAGTATTTATAGGAAAACAAGATGTATATTTAACAGGAAATCCTCAAATTACATTTTTTAAATCAATTCATAAAAGATATACTAATTTTTCAATGGAATCAATATTGTTAAATTTTATAGGAACTATAAATTTTGGGCGTAAAATAAATTGTACTATTTCAAAAAGTGGCGATTTAATACATAAAATGTATTTAGTAATAGAATTACCAGAAATAGATTGTGAAACATCTGAAGTAAATAAATTTAGATGGGTAAATTGGTTAGGACACGTATTAATAAAAAGTGTTAGTATTGAAATAGGTGGTCAAAAGATTGACGAACATTACGGTGAATGGTTACATATTTGGAATGAATTATCTCAAAAAGAAGGTAAAAAAACTGGATATGCAACATTAGTAGGAAATACACCTAGATTAACCCAAATAGTGCAAGGAAATTTAAATAATAATAACAGTAATAAAATTCCAGCAAATAAATTATATATCCCGTTACAATTTTGGTTCTGTAAAAATCCTGGTTTAGCTTTACCAATTATAGCATTAGGCAATAATGATATTAAAATTAGTGTTGAATTAAGAGAACATCAATATTGTTATTGGGCTACAGGAAAATATAAAGATAATCCCCCCGAAATAATTAATGCTACATTACATGTAGATTATATAAATTTAGATGTAGATGAAAGAAGAACATTTTCACAAACTTCTCATGATTACTTAATAGAACAACTTCAATTTAACGGTCAAGAAATAATAAATACTCAAACAAATAAGATAAAATTAAATTTTAATCATCCTATTAAAGAATTAATATGGATAGTTCAACCTATTTCAAATGTTGATTTATCTTATACTGAAAATATAGGAGGACCACAACATTTTAATTATACAGATAATATTGATAAAACATATTTTAGTGGTACACCTAATCATCCATACGGTGGAGGAATGTCTGGTAATCATACTAATAATATTTCTTGGGGATTACCAGTTAGTAATAATGGTGCTAATGTAAATATAAATGGAAATACATTAATAACACCATTATCAGGACAAAATAATAATTTACAGTTAACAAATAATAATTTTTATGATATTACAACACCTTCTATAAATACCGACCCAGCAACTTCTACATCCTATAATTTAAATTTATTTGATAAAGGTAATTCACCTGTAACTGAAGCAAAAATTCAAATGAACGGTCAAGATAGAATTACTTATAAAGACTTTAATTATTTCAATATTATTCAACCATTTCAACATCATACTAATATTCCTGCTATAGGAATAAATTTATATTCATTCTCATTATATCCTGAAGATTTTCAACCATCCGGTAGTTGTAATTATTCAGTAATTGATTCATCTTATTTGCTTTTTAAAATTACTAATGAATCAATAACCGACCAAAGAAAATGTTATATTAGAATTTATGCTACAAATTATAACATTTTAAATATTGCTACTGGTATTGGACGACTATCATACAACAAGTAAATATTTTAAACTATATTTATTTTTTTTATGTATATATATATATATATATATATATATATATAGTATGACAAATTATAAACAAAAATATTTAAAATATAAATTAAAATATTTAAATTTAAAAAAAAATAAATTTACTGGTGGTATGAATCCTGAATGTCAACTTCAGCCACGAGAACTTAAATATTCAGCACTATATATGAGAAAACCATCACAAGGTCGTGTGCTTTTATCTATGATTGAAGAAATTGAACAACAAAAAAAAATAGTGTCATATATCCCACACAGAGAAATTAATAATCTATATAATGAATATAAGTCTGATATGTTTAAAAATTTGGTAGGTCATAATAATAGTTTATCACCTGAAAAATATAGAGAATTTAAAACGCGGTATCATGAACATAAAACATGCAACACATTTGGTATAGAAGAGACCATAAAAAATAACATAACAGATGAAATTATTAGAATATATGATAACTTACCAGATAGACATAAAGCGAAGATAGAATTTCAAGAAAATTTTGAAGAAATATTTGATATAGCAGTATCAACTGAAGTTCAAAGATTAATTAATGATGCACAAAAACAAGAAACAATCTTTTTTCCCCAATTTAATATTAGCGATATGTATGCTATGTTTATAGATACATTAATATCTAAGGAGCCTACCACTAGAGAAGAATATAATTCATATTTAAAAACAGCAATAAAAGATACAGTAACAAAGGAATTGAATAAGTAGGTGTTTAAACAGATGGATATTTCCATATAGTATTATTACGATGACGCGGTGAAATATCTAATAATTCTATTATATTATCTGTTGCATCCAATGAATATGTAATATTTTTCCATATTATATAAAATGTTGTTTGTACTGGTATATTGTCTATAATTGCTAATATTGTTATATGAAATGATTCATAATAAGAAGCTTTATCTTCTAAGTTATCTGTACGAGCACATCTATATAATCGTGTTATAATATAATTCTCACCATAAATACTAGGTTTATCTTCGGTTGCACCATATCTTTTTAAATTAAGTCTATCTGGAAATTCTTCTAAAATATGTGGTTTACAAATATTGAGTAGTTTTTCTAGAATTATACTTTGTTCATGTGTATTAGAAACTCTAGTATGATTTGATTCAAATAATTTTCTAAAAAGTTTACGTTCTGTAGTAGATGTAGTATTATATATCATTATATATTGAGTAATATTAAATCAATTTAATAATAAAAATATGATATAAAAAGTTTTATAAAATATATATATAAAATATATATAAAATATATATAAATTAATTAAAATATATTATTAATAGTAATAATTATGAATAATAATTTTGATCCATTTAGTAATTTTAGTAGTAATCAAACATTTGATTTTGATAATCAAAATTCTATAACAGATTTATCAAGTGATGGTGAAAATGATACAACATTAGATACATTAATTCAAACAAATAGTGATAATGATGTAAATTTGTTAAATAAATTAACTTTATTATATAATAAATATGAAAAGAAATTAAAAGATACAAATGAAAAAAAAAAGAAATTAACAACAAAATTAGAAAATATAAAAAAAGCAATATTACCATTAATGAAAAAAAATGAAGTAGATTTTATTAACATAAATAGCAATAATGGAGGAGGAAAATTTAAATATAATAAAACAAAAAGATATAAAGGTTTATCAAAGAAATATTTACATAATATTTTACAAGTTTATTTTAAAAATGAACAAATGGCGAAAGAACTATGTAAATTTATATATAATAATAGAGAATATAAAGAACATGTATATTTATCAAAAACAAAAAAATAATATTATATATTATTATATATAATGAAAGAAATATTAAAAATAACTGATACATTATTAAATAATATATTTAATAATCCAGATTATACAAAAGTGATAAGTTTAGTATGTTTATTATATATAGTATATATTACTATAAATAAACCATCAAATACTATATTATTATTATTCAATAATAATTATTTTATTGTTTTGTATTTATTATTTATATTTTACATTAGTTTTTATAATCCATTTATAAGTTTTTTATTTGCTCTTATATTTGGTATAATAATAGATAAATTATACAAATTTAAATTAGTAATAGAAAAATATAATGGTGGTGGTAGAAGAAATAAGGATCAATATCATATGGAAAGAGATGCTTTATCATATTTTTTAACATAAATAGTATTATTCTATATTTTTTTTTTGTTAATATTAATATATTTTGAATTAAAAAGATATTTTAATATATATATATAATATATGGTTGATAATTATATTATCAATGTAAATTTATGTACTACTAAACCTATAAAAATTGAAAAAAATGATTATAATAGTGTATATATATATGAGAAACAAATAGATGGATATTCTATAAATAAAGGTGATCGGATTCTAGTAAGAAATCAAATATCTCATTATTTAAATAATTTATACTTTGTAAAAAAAATATCTTCTGGAAATAAATTAGAATGTCGTATTTTTAATAAAAAAACTGATTTAGAAGATATAGAAAAAGAGAATTTATCTAATAAAGATATTTTTATAATTAAATATGGTAATAAAAATTCAAACATTCAATATATTAAATCAAATAATAATTATACTAAGGCAAATATATATACAGAAAATACACAAACAAATTTGAGTAAACTAACTATGGTAAAAAACACATTTTTATTAAGAAATAGTGAATTTACTTCATTAAATAGATTATATAGTATAAATTTTTATTTATATTATTTTAAACCAATTGCTTTTTATAATAAAATAAATGATGATAATATAATAACAGAATTAATAAATAATAAATATTTAAATGCTAATAAAATAATTATTAGTAATAATAAAAGATATTTTTTATGTGTTAATGATAATGGATATTTAGTATTATATTTAAATAATTATCATAATAATGATATACATACAGTAAAACCATTATGGTTTTATCCGTGTGATTCTTTAAAAAATAAACAAATATTATTTGATGATAATAATAATTTACAAATCAAAGAAAATTATTCATTAAATACAATTAATATTAATAATAATTCATATAAATATAAAGGTATTCTAGTTAATCAAGGACCAAAATTTAATACATTAAATTTTAATAGTTTACCATTATCAATACCAGATAAAATAGAATTATATGAAGATTTAAAAAAAAATCATATATATATAGATTCAAATACATTAAAACCAATATCATTGAAATTTAATAAAAATGATAATATAATAAGAAAAATAAGATTATTAAAAAGACCTCATCCAGATGATATATTATCTGATAGTTTTAGACCTAGTTTTAATTTAATTTTACAAAGATTAAAAAAAGAAAATATTAATAGTATTAATAATTTAAAAGAATTTATTTATAATTTTATAAAAACACAACCATCTATAGAAACAGTATTAAGCACATTTTTAGATAAAGATGAAGACACAAAAAACGGCCAAGTTTATGTTTCAGAGCAAAATTTAATGTCTTTTATAGATATTATAATTAATTATCTTAATAATAATAATAATATAATACCTCCAGAATATTATATTTTTGATAATCCTAGTGTAACTAATTTCCCTCCAAATATGTTAGATTATGATGATAAACAAACTATATATTATTTTAAATTAGAAAAATCTAATAATTTACAATTATCTAAAAATACAATTAGTATTAATAATGAAGGACAACTTATTCAGACAGTTAGTAATACTGATATTAAAATTTGGGAAACTTCAAATAATGTAAATATGTTAGATAAATCTAATAAAGATTTAGTCAAAGAATTATTAGAAAAAAATTGTTCTAATGATTTAGATATTTCTGAAAATTCTGGAAAAACTAATGATAAAGATAAAAAAGATGATACAGATAAAGAAGATGATACAGATAAAGAAGATGATAGTGAAAAAACACAAGAATTATTAGATTTAGAAGAAAAAGAAGAAAAAAAAATTAAAGAAATAAGTGATAATATATTATGTACTTTACCATTTATTTCTACAAATTATATTACATCTAATCATAATAATATTAACTATTCTATTCAATATAATAATAAATATAATTATATTTTAATTAATAATGATTATTTTAAAATTAATACATATTTGAAAAAAAATACAATATATAATATATATATAGTCCATTCTGTACCAGATATAGACAATTATAATATTAATAAAATTTTAAATATTAATAAAAATAATAATATAAATATTATAAAATATTGCATAAATGGTGATTTTTCTAGATTTAAAAATTATGAAAAAGATGATTCATTATTAGATAAAGTATTAGAAGATGCTAAATTAGCAGTAGATAAAGCAACAGCAGATAAAAAATCAGCAGATAAAGCTAAAAAAGAAGCAGATAAAGCTTTAGAAGATGCTGAAATAGCAGCAGAAACAGCACAGGCAGCAGATAAAGCAGCAGCAGATAAAGCAGCAGCAGATGCAAAAGAAACAGCAGATAAAGTAGGTGCAGATAAATCATCAGCTGATAAAGCTAAAGAAGAAGCAGATAAAGCGTTAAAAGATGCTAAAGCAGCAGTAGATAAATATTATACTCCAAACAAACTTCATATTACATATATTGAATTTTCTATAACTGATGAAAAAGATATTTATGAATTAAATATATTTAATAATGAAAAAATAACTATTTTAACTGATAATCCTAATAAACCTAAATATAAACAAAATATATTTAATTTACATAATTTATTAATATTTACTAAATTGGATACAGATGAAGAAAAAATAAATATATTAAAATATTTAAATAAAAAATGGAATGTATATCTTACAAAAAATAAAAATTATAATAGTGAAGCATATAATTTTATTTTATATAATAATAAACTTCATACTAATATTAATTGTATTAATTTAGAATTATATAAAGATAAACAAACTGGTATTTATAATTATATTAATGATGATACTTCTAATATTACATTAGATTTTTGTATGAATCTTCAAAATTATCCTATAAATAATGATTTATCAATTGATAAATTATTTAATGATACTGTTTCAAAATTATATTCGAATATACTTATTGATTATGAAACACCTGGTAATATTATGAAATTTATTAAAAATATAATTTTACCATTAAAACAACAGGATTTTGAAAATAATATTTCTTATCAATTTAAACATTTTTTACCTTATATTACAATAAAAAATTTAAATATACTTGATAACATTAATACTATAAATATAGATGAGTATGATAAACCTGAAAATTCTATAAAACAAACTGATATTAAATTAAAATTACCTAATAATTATAATGAAAAATTTATAATTTTAATAATTAATCAAGATGATAAATATAAAAATGGATTATATATTAGAAATTATGATAATACTATTACTAAATTAAATTTAAATATTAATAAATTTAGTGAAAAAATGTTTGTTTATAATGTTTTATATAATAGTTTAAATATGAGTAATATTGTAATTAATAAAGCACAAAAATCTAGTATGTTTTTTCAATTATATGAAAAAAGATTTGATATACCTAATAATATGAATTTTAATAAATTTACTGAAACTAAAAACAAAGCTAATATATGTTTTGATTTTTTCATGTTAGATTATATTAATACATATGACCTTAATAAATCTGATTTACTATTTGTTGATTTAGCATCTACTAAACATTTTAATATTAGAAAAGATATTTATTTAATTAATTTACCAGATATTACTACTGAAGGTTGTGTAACATGTAATATTTATAACTTTTTAAAAGTAAAAAAAAATAATTTATATTTATTATTAAAAAATCAAAGAAATCCTAAAGAAAATGGTATTTATTTATATTCTTTTAAAAAAAGTGATACTTTAAGAAAAATACATAAAATAGAATTTTCAGATACAAAAAATATTGAAAACTGCCCTAATAAACAATATATATATGTATTAAATGGTGTTGAAAATGATAATAATTTATTTGAATATAATAATAAAGATTATAAACTAATAAAAAAATATGATCCAAAAACTTGTGCTATTTAAAATAAAGTTTTATACTCTTTGTATTCCTTTAAATTCATTATCACGATCAGCTAATAACTTATCATAAGCATTATCCAAACTTTTTTTTTCTCTTGTATCTATTCCTCCTCCTATATTGTTATTGTTATTATTATTATTATTATTATTATTATTATTATTATTATTATTATTGTTGTTATTATTGTTTATATCTGAACCCATATTATCATAATTACTATAAAAATTTTCGGCATAATCTACTACTGTATTATCTTCAGAACCGACAAAAGAAAAATTATTTGAAAAATTAGTATTTAACATATTGCATTCTAACATATTAGAGTCGTCATTATTAGTTTGTTTATTATGTGAATTATTATCTGCTACATTATTATTACCTGAATTAGAAACAAACCATTCAAATAAGTTATTCTTTTTTAATATATTAATTTCTTTTTGGATTGTATTTTTTATTATTAATACAGGAACTTCTTTAACATATTCTGGTATATTTACTAAATCTTTTTTATTATTAACAGCGATTTTAGATATTTTATTAAAAATATTATATCGTTTTAATTGATTGGAAAAATTACATTTATCACTATAAATTAAAATATATTCCATTTATAATAATAATATATTAATTTATAAATATATTTATGTATTTAAATATACGCATATAAATAATAAATTATATTATTTATATAATGAATGATTTGCAACTTTTAAATAAAAATATAATTTATTTTTATATAGATTTATTTAATAGTTCAGATAAGTCTGAATTAAAGTATAGTACTTTATTTGAAATACAAAATATTATAAAAAACGAAGAATTATATTTTGTAAATATAATAAAAGAACATATTTATGAAAATTATAAAAATGATATATTAGAAGAAAATATAAATGTTTTAGAAATATTAGATAATGTATTAGTTCTAAATTTTGATTTAATTAAAATTTACAATAAAGTGAAGAAAAAAAACAAAAAAATTATTTGGGATTATTTGAAAATATTTGTAGTTTTATATGAAAAACATTATTTTACATTATAAATATATAAATAATATAAAATTAAATTTATTTAAATATATTATTTCTTAAATATAAATAGTGATATGGATATAGAAGATAATTTTGTAGTAGAAACTAATAATGAAATTATAAATAATGGAATTATAAATAATGAAATTATAAATAATGAAATTATAAATAATGAAATAAATAAAGAAGATATAGATGTTTTAGAAAACAAAAAAGATTATAATAATGTAGTAGAGAAAAAAGATGCGAAAGTGAAACTATTGTTATCAAAGATTAATAATATAAAATTAAATAATGAACAGTATATTGAAATATATAAAATAATAAAAATGGATGCTAAAATAAAAATAATGACTAATAAAAATGGTGTATTTGTGGATTTACAATATTTAGATAAATCTATATTGAATAAATTAGAATTATTTATACACTATATATCAACAAATGAACTATCACAAAATATAATTTGATTATTTATGTTAATATATTTAACTAATATATAGATAATAGAATATATATATGTATATATATAATGAATTTGTGTAAAGAATATATTAAGAAAGAAATTAATCAAATTGTAAAAAATAAATATAAATATAATATTTATGAGTGTATATTAAGAATAATAGATAAGGAAATATGTTTATTAAACTTTAAAGATATAAATATTAAAAGTAATATTTTAAAAAAGAAATTAGCAAATGATTTAATATTAAATAATTTACATAAAAAATTTGATTATGATTTAAAAAAACAAAAAGATATTATTTATAATTTTTTAATTTCAAGTAATATAAATTTACCAATAACAAATAATATTTTAAAATATATATCAATATATCTAAATGTAAATATATTAATAATATATAATAATTTATATAGATTTGTTAATATATATGATGAAAATATAAAAACAATAATATTAATAGAAAAAGAGGAAAATATAAAGTATTACCCATATATATATGAAAAAAATAATGTGACTGAAGAATTTTTTAATAATGATGATATAATTGATATAATAAAATTATATAATATAAATAATGAAATAATAATAGATGATAATGTTTTATTTAATACACAATTTAATAAAATAAAAAAATATGATTTAAATAAAATTATAGAAATATGTAAATTTTATAAAATAAATATATATTTAGATGATAAAAATATAAAAAAAAAATCAAAAAAAAAATTATTTAAAGAATTATATGATATATTATATAATAAATAAAGTAAATAAAAATTGATTAATATTATATAATATATAATATATAAATATAATGAATATAAATATAAAAAAAAGAGTTTTAGAAAGTATTATAGATGAATATAATCTAGATTCTATTAATCATGAACTTGAATTAATATATAAACAAAAAATAAATGAAAATGTATTAAACAAGTTAATTCAATATTTAGTAAATAAGTTTAATACCACTTTTAAAGAAAAGCCTAATATTAGTGTTAATGATTTAAAAATGGAATATATATTAGACATATTTATTGATAATATTAGTAAAGAACATAGATTAAGTTTTAAATCAGATGAAAATATTTTAAAAAATCATTGTATAAATGAAAAAAAAAATATAGTAACTTCTACATTTTCAGATGATTATGTATTAGAATATAAATCATTAATAAGTAAATATAATATAGATGATTTAAGTTGTAAAATTAATTTAAAGAAAGAATATCCAGAACAAGATAAGCAAATAATTTCAGATTTTATTCAAAATTATCAAAAATTTCAAAAATATTATAGATTAAAAAAAAGGATTTCATTAAATTTTGTAGATTTTAAAATAGATATAACAATAGTAAAATCAGATAAAGGTTATAATTTAGTTTTATCAGATATTGTTAATAAATTAGAAGAATATGAAATAGAAGTAGAAATAATTAATAAAGAAATAACAGTGCAAACAATTATAAATATTTTAACAAATTATTTTATAATATTTAAACAATTTAACTCAAATGGTTATTTTATATTAAATGATGCTGAATCAAATATAGTTAAAAAGAATTATTCACGATTAATATCAAATTATGTTAAAAATAGTATTGGACCTAAACCAATAACTTTAACAAAAAAAACTATTCATAATATGAAATTACCAGAAGAGTTAACAAAAAATTTAGAAGACCCTTTATCTAATAAAATTTATTATAAAATAACAGAAAAAGCTGATGGTGAAAGATATATTATGTATATAGATAAAACAGGTATAATATATTTAATAAATGATAATAATAACTTAATTTTAACAGGTTTAAAATTAGATTTAAATATAGATAAACATAAAGGATTTGTAAACTCTATATTAGATGGAGAGTATTTATATTATAAAGATACAGGTTCTAGTAAAAAAAGTTATTCATATAAATATTTCGATATATATATATTAAATAATCATAAAGTATTTAATTTATCATTATCAGAAAGAATAAAACATATGGATAAATTAAATGAGATTTTAAATTCTGATGAAATAATAAAATATCAAGATAAAGATAAATATATTATATGTTCTGCTAAGTCTTATCATGATATTAATAAGTTAGAAGAATTAAGTGCTGCAAATAAATATCCATATCATATTGATGGATTTATTTTTATGCCAACAACTAGTTTATCTAATATAAATAATATTACTTATAGAGAAATGTTAAAATATAAACCAATTAATGAAAATTCATTAGATGTATATGTAAAAGATAAAACATTATATTGTGGTTATAATATATTATATAATAGAAATAAAAAATATATTTTAACAGAAGTATTACCAATAAAACCATATATTTTTAATTTTCATAAACCAGATAATATTTATGATGATAATTTAAAAGTAATAAATTGGAATAAATTAAATAAAAAAGTAATAGAAATTAGATATGATGATGCATCTGATAAAATTATATTTATGAAAATAAGATATGATAAGACATTAAAATATAATAATGATAAAACAATTACTGCTAATAATTATAATATTATAAATGATATTATTACATATAATTTTAATCCAATAGAACCATCAATAATGACTGATTTAAATATAGATATTATAGATGAAATTAATAATTTAAATAATAAAAATAATTATTATAAATTAGATAATAAACAGCGTGATAAAAAAAATAGTGTAAGAAGTATTAATAATGATATAAAAAGACAATTAATAGATAATTCTATAACAATTTTAGAATTTATTCAAACAAAAAAAGAAGATTTTAATTTTATAAAAGTATTAGATTTAGCTTGTGGAAGAGGTGGTGATTTAAAGAAGTTTTTAGATACAAATTATATTAATAATAATCCTAGTAATAATATTAAAGAAAAACAAGGTGTAAAGTTTGTTTTAGGAATAGATTATGATCCAATGAATATAGAATTTTATGATGATAAAACACAAGCTAATAATAATGCTCGTGCTAGATATATTTCATATAAAAATACAGCAACATATTTAGAAAAAAATATTGATATTCCAGATATTTATAAAAACAATAGTGTTTATTATATTACAGGAGATATAAACCTTCATAAAAATGATGATAAATCAATTAAAGATATATATTATACACTTATGAATAAGACACATGCTGATTTTAATAGACGAGTAGAATGTGATAAAAAATTATTAGATAATATAAAAGAATATTATAAAGATACTTTTGATTTATATGAAGAACAACAATTTGAGTTAATTAGTTGTCAATTCGCAATTCATTATTTTAATATAAATAATTTCGCCCATTTAGTAAATAAAAATCTTAAAGAACATGGATTATTTATTTGTACTTTTATGAATAAAGAATATGTAGAAGATTTAATGTTAAATAAAGATGTTGTTTCTGGTAATTTCTGGTCGTTAAAAAAATCAGAAGACACATCGAAAATATTAGTAAATTTTGAAACATTAGAAGAAGATTATAAAGAAGAAGCTTTAATATCTAAAGAAGATATTATTGATGCTTTTGCTGAATATTCAATAAAACCATATGTAGATATTTCTACACAATTAGATACAAATAGAAATTATACAATTAATGGTATTTTTGATTTTAAAGATTATCATAAATTAAAATATAATACTGATTTTGAAACAGAATTTTCAAAATTATATACATATATAATTTTTCAAAAAAATACTATTACTGAAGATGTATTACAAAATTTAACTAAATCTTAATTAAATACGTTTTTCTAAAAATTCTATAATAATATTATTTATTTCATCTTCATTTGTTTCTAATTTATATTTTTTTTTAATAAAAATTTCTATATCTTTTAGATTTTTATTAACTAATAAGAAATTTCCATCATTACTAAGTAAATATAATAATATTTCTCTTACATTATCATATTCTTTATTTTTATTTAAATTTATTAAATTTTTACTAACATAATTATTAATATTACTAGTTAATAAATTATGATTATTTCTTTGTATATTAGATAGAATATTTAATAATTTAAAATTTAGTAGATTTTTAATTTTATCCATTATACTTATTTTTATATCTAATCAATTTTATATAGTTTTATTTATATTACATTCTTATTTATATTAATTTATATTTTTATTTTAATATATATAAAATAATATATATACCTTTATATAATAATGGTTGATTTGAAAAAATTAATTAATATTTCTGCTAGAAAAAAATACGCATCTATGGTAAGACAATCATTTCTTGATAAATTTAAAGATAAATTTTCTAAAATCAAACATAATGAAGAACTTATATTATTATACATAAATTCTTTAAAAAAAAATTTAAATTCTATTATACAAGGTTATTTAGGAGAAATTGGTGGTAGTGTTGATGCTGAAGCATATAAAATATCTATTAAAATAGATAATACTAATTTATATTGTGCTCTTAAAACAATCCCATTATATACTACAGAAAAAACTAAAGTTATGAATCTTACATATAAATCATGGAAAGAGTTATATATATTAAAATTAGTTTATACTCTTATTAGAGACCATAATTGTCCTAATATTCCTATTATTTATTTATATTTTATATGTAGTAAATGTTATATAGAGGATTATTTAAATCCTAATATTACTAAATTTTATAATAATTTAACTATTCGTCAAAAAATTAAACAAGAATTAGTTAAAAATAATACTCCATCTAATAAAAATATTTTACATAAAATGTGTAAAAAAAAAGGATTCGCTACTAGTTCTTTATGTATTTTAAATGAATTATGTGATAATTCTTTAAAAGATATTATCAATGATAAATATATTGAAAGCATCAATGATAATATGTTTTATTCTTTTATTTTTCAAATTATTTCAGCTGTGTATAGTATTCATAAATTTTTAAATATATGCCACTTTGATTTACACGGTGGTAATTTTTTAATTAGTAATATTGTATCAAATAATAATTATTGGTTATATACTATTAATAATGAAAATTATTATGTACGTAACTATGGATATATATTAAAAATATGGGACTTTGGACGCTCTACTATACTTGGTGTTGATAAATTATCAGACATTGTCGCACAAATTATTCATCAATGTAAAAGATTTTATAAAGAACCATTTCAAAAAAACCCTAATTTAGAAGAAGAAATTCAAGAAAAATTAACTAAAGATAATATTAAAATCGTTTTAATAGCATTTGATATTTGGAGAATTGTTTCATATTTATTTTGTAAATTTAAAAAAGAAGAATATTATACACTTAAATTCAAAAAAACTCTTAAATTATTAACTTCTATTAAAAAAGATTGTGAGAAAAATTGGGTACACGTATTAATTACAGACAAAGATATTAATAATACTCCTGATATGTTTATTAATTATATATTAAATAAATATTTTTCTAAATATAAAACAAAAAAAGATAATCTTATTAACAAAAAACCATATGCTATTTAATTAATATTTATCCTAATCTATTACCCATATTAATCCAGTCACGCTCCGGATTTGATATTATTCTTCCTGTTTGTGGATCATACATATCCGGTTCAGTTACTTGACTATCACCACTTATATTTGGATTAATCCTTATCCTTCTTATATTATTCATAACGAGATCTGTTTCTTGACTATCAGCACTTATATAGAGATCTGTTTCTTGACTATCAGCACTTATATCATAATTATTTCTTGAAAAATCATCTGTATTAATTGTATTTATACTTGAATTATTTACATCTAAACTTGATATACTAGTATCAACACCATCACTATCATCATCACCAATATTGTTGCGATTGTTGCATTTTTTTTTTGGTTCTTTTGGTAAATTTATTTTAACTATTTTATAATCATCTTTTTCAGGTTTTTTTGGTTCTTTAATTTCTAAATCTTTATTTAATATTTGATTATAATAATTTAATGTACCAATATCATTATAAATTAATGCTATAATATACATTATTAAATTTATTATTAAAAATAAAGATATTAATAATGATATATTATTTAATATTTTTAATGTAGTAATTGGAATTAAACATTTACATTCTATATTATATAGTTTTTCTACTATATCTTTTTGTATTAATAATATATTTATATAATATAATATTAGTAAATTTACTATTATTATAGATAAATTTAATGTATAAATAAATAATAGTTGTTTTTTATTTAAATTATTTTTTAATAAATTACTAATTAAAAACTTAAACATTATTAAAACTAATAATATTAAAAATAAGTTATGTAAATTATCTATATAAGTATTATTAAAGCATTTATTACATATTTGTGTTTGTTCTATATTATAAATTATATAATATTCATATAAAATAAATATTAAAAATATTATATATATATATAAATACATAATATTAATATTATATTTTTTTTTTGTTAGAGCACGTCAAAATTGATTTTGTATTTTGTATATATAATACAAGAATGGACGGACAAAAGGATATTGATGAACTAGCCAACTGGATTAATGATAGTTCTAAAGTACTAACAAAAAAACAAAAGAAAAAAATGAATGAAAATACATCTAAACTATCAAATAAAAAAGACAAAAATATTTCTAAAGAAATGAAAGATAAATTAAATAAATATAGTAGGAAAGCAGATCCCTTTTATAAGAAACCTATGGCTGAACGAGTTCAGCTTCAAAAACAATATCAAAATATGTTAAAAGAAGAAAAAGAATTTAAAGATAATAGAATGAAAGAAATTATGACTAAGATGCAACATATGACAGAACAAGAACAACAATCATATTTAAATGATTTACTTGTAAATAATGAAATTGAATTATAATTTTAAATACTAGAAAAAGATATATATTATAAAGTATAAACTATTTTTTTTTTATATAGTTATAGTATATAATGCCTTTAATAAGAGGTGGTGAAGAAAAAGAAGAAGATTATACATTTTATGAAAATTATATACCTAATTATAAAAATTATATACCTAATTATAAAAATTATACAGATGATATTAATTTGAATTCATTTGATAATTTATTTGATACTAAGTATTTTGTATTTTGGGCTATTATAATAATTATAATAGTTGCATTAGTTGTAAAAAATGTTTCCTATCTGGCACCTATAACAGATCTTGGAATGAATATAGGTATTACTAGCATTTTTGTAATAGCATTAATAACACTATGTATATTTACAAATTCAGGAAGACATATAAAAAATAATATATTGGTAATTAAAACTAAACTAAAAGATAACAATTTAGAGCAAATTTTATTTAAAAAAGATAATAAAAATAATAAATTAAACTTAATTACTATAAAAAATGATGATAATGAAAGCTTTGATAAAAATTCTGTAAAAAAATTCTTTGATGAACAATTTTCACAATCTTTAGATGATCTTCATCATGATATTTCAGATTATTATATCTATAATAGAGAGTCACACGTATATTATATAAATGTAAAAATAAATAAAGCACTATTAAGTGGAGAAGAAAGAGATAAAAAGAATTATAGATTTATACCTATAAATGAACTAAAAGATTATAATATAAATAAAAATGATTATAATGAACATAAATATAATGAAAATGTATTACCAATATTATTCAAATTGAATGATGATTTTTTTGAATAAGATTTATGAATAAACTAATTATAAATTATGTATATAAAAATATATGTAAATAAATAAATATAAATAAATAAATATAAATAAATATATGAATTATTTTAAACAAATTGAAAAAGAAAATATATGGGTAGATGACACCGATGCATTATCATGTTCTAGTTGTAATTCAGCATTTAATTTTTTATTAAGAAGACATCATTGTAGGGTATGTGGAAATATATTTTGTTATGAATGTTCTAATTATCCATTATTTACTAATATAAATATAAATAATAATCAAACAATTAAAATAGAAGAATATTTATTAGAATGTTTAAATACAGAAATACATAAACATTCAAATAAAACAAAAGTATGTGCTAATTGTTATATTTTATTAAATAATATTAGAAGTTTAGCAAAATATATATTAGTATTAGAATTATTACCTATATCTTTAAATCATATTAATAATTTATTATTAGTTAATAAATTATGGAATAAAACTGCTATTTTTTATTTATTAAATATCAAAAAATTAAACAATATAAATATAGTTGATTGTTTATTAAAACCCAAAACTTTTAATATTTTAAAAAATAATATAGATTTTATTCCAGGACATAATAATCTAGTAAAATTATATATTATTAATAATAATTGGAATATTTATAAAAAAGAACAAATTATTAGCATTATTAAAAATTTAGAAAAAAAAAATCATGATTGTTCTAAATTACAATGTAACTTAGAGTGTAATGAGAAACTAACAAATTATGATATTTTATTTATATTAAAATATACACAAAATATAGACATAAAACATATATTGTTAAATAAATTAGATATTAATAATATTGATATATTTTTACCATTATTAATTGATTTAATAAATACTGATAATGATGATGATTATTCTATTACGGATTTCATATATAATAAATCAAAAAAATCAATAAAAATATTAATAGAATTATTTTTTCAAATGTTTATTATAATAGATACATCTAACAAATCTATATATAGTAAATCATTACAACGTATAAAAAATAATTTAAAAAATAATAATAACTCTATTTATAAAAATCTAAAAATATCTATAGAATTAATAAATAAAATTAATAATATTACAGAAACTAATTATGAAGAAGAAATTAATAATATAAATATATTTATTAAAAAAGAAACAGATAAAAATAATTATTTTATTATACCATTTTATAAAAAAAAAATCAAGTCTATTTCTACTAATGTATATGTTAAAAATTCTAATAGTAAACCATTATTATTAGAAATTATTTTTGAAAATAATACAACTAGTAATATATTATTAAAAAGAGAAGATATTAGAATAGACTATATAATATATAAAATAATATTATTCATTAAATATATTTTAAACTATAATAGTGTATCTGATGTAAATAATTTTTGTATTAATTATGAAGTATTGCCTATTAATAAATCGTCCGGAATTATTGAAATAGTAAATAACGCACAATCTTTATATAATATAAAAGAAAAATTAAATATATCTTTACAAAATTATATTTTAGAAAATAATTCTTCTAAAACAATTAATGATATCAAAGATAGATATATCTATAGTTATTCTATATATTGTGTTATTACATATATATTAGGTATTGGTGATAGACATTTAGATAATATAATGATTACAAATACTGGATATATATTTCATATTGATTATTCTTATTGTTTAGGTTTTGACCCTAAACCTTTAAGTAGTTCTATTAGAATTACACAAGATATGATTGATATGATAGGAGGTATTAATAGTTCTGGTTATGATAAATTTATTTGTCTAAGTAACATATATTTTAATATTATTAGAAAATATACTAAATTTATAAGTTTATATTTACTATTATTTAATAATATAGACCCTTTAATATATAATATTGAATTTATTAATAATCATATTAAAAAAAAATTTTTTTATTCAGCTTCTAATAAATATGCATCTAATATTTTAAATAATGTTATAGAACAATCATCTAATGATTATAAATATATAGATTTTTTACATTATCATAATAAAGAAAAGACTGTTTCAAAAGCAATATCTTCTATATTTAATGATTTATTTAATTTTATTAATTTTAGTTGATAAAATAGTTTTTATTATCTTTTATTTTATTTAATATAATTTTATTATCTTTTATTTTATTTAATATAATTTTATTATCTTTATTCTTATATAAATATAATTTATATATTAATATTTTCTTACCTTCTATAATTTTAAAAGAAATCCAGAAATTATTTAAATTATTATCCCAACATAATATATTTTTATAATTAATAATTTTATGTAATTCTTCATTTATAATATATAGATAATTTTTATAAAAATAAATAGTTGTATAGAAATATTTATTATTATTTACATGTAATCTTCCTTTAATTATATTATCTATATTATTATCATCTAAATGATATGGATAAATATATTTTTTTTTTCTAGATAGACATATACCCATTTAATATAATATATAAATATAATAAATCTTTTTTAAAATAATTTATTATATTTATATATTATATTTATATATTATATTTATATATTATATATGTCAAAAGTATTTGAGTTAGAATTAAGAATTGAAAATAATATTATATCTTGGTTAAGAAATTCAATTATATTAATAGCATTATCAATATCATTAAAAAGTTTTGGTGGAGATAAAATGTATTTAGTTAGTAATTTAGCAATATTTTTAAGTTTATTTATTTTAGTATATTTATATATAAAAATAAGTAAATCAAAAAAATATTTTAAACATATATATAAAATAAATAATATTAATTTAATAGTTTATGGATTATTTATAGTATGTATTTTAGTATTATTTAAATCATAAAATATAACAAAAAAAAATAATTATTCTTCTATTCATCATCACCTTGTTCTTCATTATTACCTTCTTCTAATTCTTCTGTTGTAACTATTTCATTAGAAATCATTTTAATTCTATTTAAACATCTGCCAGAAAAATTTTTATTTTGTTCTAAAAAATCTTTTAAACGAACAATATAACTTTCAAATTCAATTGTTAATTTTTGTTGTTGACCTTTTAAATTCATAATTAAATTACCTACATTAAAACCTCTTTTTTGTTTATCTTCAGCATTATTAATTCTATCTGTAAAAGTTCCAATATCTTCTGCTAATTCTCTTAAATTACTTGTAGTACAATTAATTAAAGCAAATATTTCATTCATATCATATTTAGCAGTTGGATCTTCTATTAATTCTTCTTCACCTGGAATTTGATTACCATTAGCATCTAAATATTTAGGATTATTTATTAAGTTTGGTGGATAAGGATGCATATTTCTAAATTTTCTATTTTTTATTTGTTCTCGTGTAAAACCATTTGGTAATTCTTCAATTGCTAAAGCGTTTTCAATAATAGCATCACAATATTTATATAAATCACCATATAATTTTTTAATATAAACATCTTTCATATGAGTAAAAAAATTTAAATCTATTTGTAATGAATCTTTTTGAAATGCTAATGTATCTAAAGAACTTCCTACATCATAACCTCGTTCTTTATCTGATAACATATCTTTTTCAAATTCTTTTACAGACTGTATATCGCTTTCCAAATTTCCTATAAATTTATCCATTTCGGTATATTTTGCATTTATTTCGTTTAATATATTATTATATGCGTCACTATCTATCTTATCTCTTAGTTCACTGTCACTCGGTCTTATAGCTGTCATATATTAATATATTAGATATTTTTAATTTATATATTACAACATAATATCCATTTTTTATTTTTTTTTTTACTTAGAAAAACTAGGTAAAACTTATAGTATAATTCAAAAATATTTAATATTTTATATATATTTAAAATTATACTATACTTATTATACCGTTTTTTCCTAAAAAATTTTTTATATCTTCTTTTGTTTTTTTTATAGATTTTAATTTATTAGCTATATCATTATATTTTTTACTATTTGTTAAATTTTTTAATTCATTATTAGCTTCTTGTAACTGTTTATTTTCTAATATAACTGTTTTTAATTCATCAGATATATTAATTAATTTTTCTAATTGTTTATCTATATTACTATCATTATTATCTATAAATTTTTTTATATCATCTATTTCTTTTGCTGTTTCTTTTTTTTTTAATATTAAATTTAATGTTTTTTGTTGTTCGCATTCAGTTTCTAAATTTTTAATAAAATAATCTGTATCTTCAATATTATACGCAGGTAATTGATTTACTATATTATTTTTATTATTATATAAATTCAATTCCTCTATAAAATTTACTTGATCTATTTTTATTTTTTTATCCATTATAATATTATATATATTTAAATAAATTGATTATTATATATATATAAAATTAAATGGAATTTGAAGATAAAATATATTTCTATGGTAGTAAAGGTCGGTATGGATTTTTAAGTAATTTTTATAAATGTAATTTTAAATGTTTTATAAATAATAATATTATACAATTTAACTGTTCGGAACAATATTTTATGTATTTTAAATGTATTACATTTGATCCTAATAATAGTGAATTATTAAATATGATTTTAAAAGAAACAAATCCAGCAAAAATAAAAACATTAGGAAGAAAAGTACATAATTTTGATGAAAAAATATGGGATGAAAAAAAATATTCAATAATGCTTAATGCATTATATTATAAATTTAGTCAAAATATTATTCTACAACAAAAACTATTAAATACAGATAATAAAATATTATATGAAGCATCACCAAAAGATAAAATATGGGGTATAGGATTTTCTGCTGAAGAAGCTATTAAAATTGAAATAACAGAATATGGCTCTAATTTATTAGGAAATGTTTTAATGGAAATTAGATATAAATTTAAAGAACATTATAGTAAATTAAATAATATTATATAAATAATAATAAAAAAATAAAAAAATATTAATTTATATAATTCCTCGTTTTTTAAACATATTAGTTATTATACAATATTCTTAGATAAAAAAAAATTAATATTATATTGTTATATCATAATATATTTAATCTGAATCAGACATACATTCTTGTTCTTGTTCTTCTTCTTCTTCTTCTTCATCAGAAGAATCAATCATACAATCTTCTTCTTTATTAATTACTACACCACCTTCTGGTTCCCAATATTTTACTTGCCATAAATTCCAACTTACACCAATTTTGCCACTAATAATCCAAATATTTGGTGAAATTACAACTTTTACTTGACTCCATTTCTTAATTAGCTCACTTACATTATCTTTTGTAATATTCATTTTTTCTTTTGAACTAGTAAAAGCACCACAATCAAACTTTGTGTCATCTTTTTTACTTGGTTTAAGTTTAATTTTCATAGTATTATAACGATCATCTGGTTCTTCAGTATCTTTATTTTTAGAAGGTTTTAGAATTGGATTAAAGAT